AGATCGCTGCAAGCGACGTCATGCAGGCCGAAGTGACGATTGCTGTGACTGCAAAGCCGACATATGAAGAGCTGGTAGAGATTATTGAGGAGGGGTGAAAATGGCTGAATCAACTGGCCTAAAAACTCAATTTATATTGGGAACAAACACGATAGGACAGGTGGCAAGCATAACGCCGCCAGGGCCGACCAGAGAAACGGTTGATGTGGAGGACTTGAACCCTACTGATGAATTCAAGAAGAAGTTGATTGGGCTGATAGATGGTGGGGACATGTCATTCACAATCAACTTTAACCCAGAGGATGCCGGACACCAGGCCTGCGAGGCCGCGCTCTACAGCGGAGTTGAGCAGACATGCAAGATCAAATACAAGAGCGGCAAGGGCTACACATTTAGCGGCTATGTGACGGGCTTTGCGCCACAGGAGATCACCGCCGGTGACGTCATGCAGGCCGAGGTGACGATTGCAGTCACGTCCAAGCCCACGTATGGGGCAATAGCGTAGGAGGGCATGAGAGATGGATAAAGTCAAAATACTGACGAGAGACGCGATCCTGCAAGCGGAGGACCTCCCTCGCGAGCTGGTTGAAGTGCCCGAATGGGGCGGTTGCGTCTACGTGCGCGCACTTACAGGTGCGGAGCGTGATGCTTTCGAGGCCTCAGTGGTCGAGCAGCGCGGGAAGTCAACGAAAATGAACCTCCGCAATATCCGGGCGAAATTGGTCGCGTTGACCATCGTAGACGAAGATGGCACCAGGCTCTTTTCAGATGCTGACGTCAAACTCCTCGGACAGAAATCCGCTGCTGCACTAGACAAGCTCTTCGAGGTAGCACAGAAGCTCTCCGGCCTCAAAGACGAGGACGTGGAGGAACTAGCAAAAAACTCAGAGGACGACCTCAGCGAAGATTCTATTTTCGATTAGCCCTGGCTCTTGGCATGACCGTTCGGGAGCTCCTGGAGAGGATAGACTCTCGGGAGCTCTCTGAGTGGATGGCGTTTTTTGAGATGGAGCCATGGGGCACTGAGGTCGAAGACTGGAGGTCCGGACTCGTAGCATCAACAATAGCCAACGTCAACAGAGACCCGAAGAAACAAAAGAAACCATTTCAACCGAAGGACTTTATGCTGGAACGCGACAAAGAGCCCACTCCAACGCAGTCTCCGGAGGATCACCAGAAAATTCTCGGCATGTGGGGGCGCGTCTGGCAGGACAAGTTTGACGGCGACTCTTAACGGGTCGCCTTTTACTTTGAGCGGGGAGGTGAGTCTATGGCGACAGTAGGCAGCATGGCAGTGGTGCTCACGGCTAGTGCAACAGACTTTGAGCGCACTATGGGCAGGGCAGCCAGGGCAGTCAAGTCTACAGAAAGAGAGTTCATGCAGTCCGCTCGGCGTATGCAGGACATTGGCCGTAAATGGACCTTGGGCGTGACCGCGCCTATCGTTGCCGGCATCACTGCTGTCAGCAAGGCTGCCATTGACTGGGAAGATTCCTTCGCCGGGGTGCGTAAATCTGTAGACGGAACTGAAGAGCAGCTTACTCAGCTAGACAAGTCTCTCCGGAAAATGACCGAGACTATCCCATTGGCCCATAAAGAGCTTGCAAATATCGCCGAATCAGCAGGCCAGCTCGGAATTCAGACAGACAATATCGCTGAGTTTGTCAAGACCATGGCTATGCTTGGAAGTACGACCAAAATGAGCGCTGATGACGCTGCAACCGGCCTTGCTCAGATCGACAACATCATGCAGTCCGGGCAACGGTCCTTTGACCGTTACGGCTCGACAGTGCTTGCGCTTGGCAACAACCTTGCAACCACAGAGCAAAAGATTGTTGACTTCACGCTCAAGATCGCCGGTGCGGGCAAGATCGCCGGTCTGACGGAAGCGCGCGTCATGGCGATCGCAGGAGCTTTCGGCTCTGTCGGCGTTGAGGCACAGGCAGGCGGGACTGCTGTCAGCAAGGCCTTGATAGGCATGACTGAGGCCGTGGCAACAGGAGATCGACGCCTTGCCCTGTTTGCGAGGACCGCAGGCATGAGCGCAGCAGAATTTGCTCAAACGTGGCGGACTGATGCAGGCGAAGCGTTTACCCGATTTGTCGAGGGGCTTGGAAGATCCGGCGACAAAGCATTTGGAATCCTCCGCGAGCTTGGGTTGTCCGATCAGAGGCTCATTCGAGGATTCCTGAGCGTGGCCAATGCGGGGGATCTCCTGCGCAAGTCGATGGACATCGGCACCAAGGCCTGGGAAGAGAATGTTGTTCTCGTCCAGAAGGCCCAGGAGAGATACAAGACCGCAGCTTCCAGGCTGAAGATGCTCGGCAGCCGGGCAAAGAACGTTGCGATCTCGTTCGGTGGCGCTCTGGCGCCGATGATAGGGGCCGCGATGGATAGGTTTGAAAAATTGACAGAAGGCCTGCAGCGAGCAGCTGACAGGTTCGCGGAACTGCCAGAGCCAGTCAGAAAGACAGCAATAAGCCTGCTGCTCCTACTCGCAGCCATCGGGCCTGTGACCTATGGCATTGGGCTGCTCAATCGTACAATAGCAGGCGCAATCGGCGTGTGGGGAACTATGGTCGCATTCGCAGGTAACGCGGTGTTTGCGTTTACCTCCTGGCGCATGGGCGCTGCTACGCTGGGCGAATCCCTGACATATCTCGCAGGAGGGCCAGTCAAGTTAGCGATCCTGGGCATTGGCGCTGCTGTAGTCGCGACTATCCTGTTGGCCGCCAACTGGGACAAGTTCTCCGCGTTCGCAACTCGTGTCTGGTCTGGCATTAGCGCAGCCGTGCTCTACGCGTCCAGCATCATAGTGCGTGGCATAGGCATGATGATTACCGCTATATCGTGGATCGTGCCGGGCTTGTCTGGTGCAGCGCAGGCCGTGATGGGGTTGGCTGATGGACTCAAAGGCTCGGCTGCTCAAGCATTGCAGTCGGCTCAGACCACCGCGCAGATAGCGGAGCAGGCTGACAGGGCCGCATCTGCCGCAGACGGAGCAGCCAAGGCCCAAGAGGGGCTTGCCGGCGCGCTAGAAATGGCTGAAGAGGCTGCTTCCGGAGGCTTGCAATCGTTTGACGAAGTGCATCAGATGCAGGACCAGATGAGCGCAGCGGACATGTTTGGCGATATGGACTTTCCAGGGCTTGACATCCCGGAAATACCGACCATCGGCGACACATTTGCAGAGGGCATCGCGAAAATCGGCGAAGTTGTTACCAACGTAACCGACACAGCTGTATCAGCATGGGAGAGGCTCAAGACAGCCATAGAGCCGGTGAATTCTGCGGTTGAGTGGATGCGTGACAACTGGCCGACCATCGGGCCGATAATCGAAGGTATTGCAAGCGGACTGTCTGTGCTTCTGATACCGGCACTCATTAAGAGCGGCATCGAGGCCGGAATTGCAGGCGTTAAGCTCGTAGCCGCATGGACAACATCAGCGGCTCAGGCCGGAATCTCGGTGGGCGCGCAAGTTGCGCACATTGCGACACTAGTAGCCAAGTGGATCTGGTTAGGTATTGAAGCCGGGATTGCAGCGGGCAAGGCTGTCGCTGCCTGGGTTATCCAGGGGCTGGAGGCTGCTGCATCTGTAGGCTTGCAAGTGATACACTTTGCAACCATTGTAGGCAAGTGGATACTTTTGGGCGCCACGGCGCTGATAGAGGCCGGTAAAATCGCCGCGGCATGGGTGATCGCACTCGGACCGGTTGCATGGGTAATCGCCACTATAGCAGCGGTTGCGGTTGCGGTTGCCCTCAACTGGGACGAGGTCAAAGCAGTCACAGAGAGAATCTGGGGCGCGGTCTCAACGTGGCTGTCTGAGACGTGGGAGGGCATTAAGGCTTGCGCAAGCAACATCTGGGAAGGCATCAAGGGTGTAATAGGGATCGCGTGGGACGCGATCAAGGGAGCAGCCATTACGGTTTGGGATGCAATCTCCGGTGCGCTGAAAACAGCCTGGGACGGCATTGTGCTTGTAGCTACTACGGTATGGGACGGATTGAAAAGCGTTATCGGAGTTGCGTGGGATGCCATTAGCTTGGCTGCAACAACCGCGTGGGAAGGCATTAAGACGGTCCTCTCCACTGTTTGGGACGGCATAACGTTTTTAGCTACTACAGTATGGGATGGAATGGTCACCATCATCACTGGGACATGGGACGCTATCAAGACCGTTGCCGGGCCTGTGTGGGAGGGGATTAAGACAGTCTTGTCTGTTGCTTGGGACGCAATCGCAGGCGTAGCTACTACTGTATGGGATGGCATTGTATCGGCCATCAGCAGTGCATGGGATAGCATCAGCAAGACTTCTGATGCTGTTTGGACTACAATCAAGGATTCGCTCTCGGGACTTTGGGACGGGATTGCAGCTGTAGCCGGAACCGCTTGGGACGGCATTAAGTCAGCAATCGGTTCCACCTGGGACAACATCGAGAAGACATCACAGAAACTGTGGGATGGTCTATCGGGATGGCTCGACAGCTCTTGGAACGGCATCCGCAAGACGGCCAAGACGATATGGGACAAGATCCCGAAGCCTATCACAGATGCAGTCAGCGCATCAGTTAAATCCGTAACGGGCTTTGCAAAGGACGTCATCAAGTGGGTCGAGGATATGGGGACGAAGGCGCTTAAGGCGGTCCAGAATATGGCTGATGGGATCGTTAAGTGGATCAAGGACCTGCCGAAGCGGACGATGGATTCGGTTAAATCGTGGACCACGGGCGTCATTGACTCGGTTAGGAATATGTATAAGACAATCGTTGGAGGTTCTATTGTCCCTGATTTGGTCAATGAGGTCATTGCTTTCTTTGGCTCCCTGAAGAGCCAAAGCGTTGCTATTGTTGCTGACATGGGGCAGGGCGTTGTCAATAATGTCGGTGACTTCGCTGACAAGTCTGTTGACAAAATGAAGAGCTTCGGTCAGGGGATTCAATCAATAGCACAGCAAATTAGCTCCGGGATGCAAAGCGTATTCAATCAGGCATTCGACGGCATCATTTCTGGCTCCATGACCATGGGGGAGGCTTTTCAGAGCGTCCTTAGCGGAATGGGTGCG